CGGTGCGAAGGACGACACCCCGCACCACACCTGGGGCAGCCAAGGCGAGCGTTACGCAAACAAGCGCTCCGGGATGTACGGCGCAGCACGTGCGTGGCTCAAAACCGGCTGCATCCCCAACGACCCCGATCTCCTTCGCCAATTTTCCTCCATCAAATACACCATCAACAAGCGCGATGAAATCCAGCTGATCTCCAAAGAGGACATGCTGAAACTCGAGCCCGATCTCGAGCTCGATGATATCGATGCCTTCGTCACCACCTTCGCGCACGCCTTGGCCCCCCATGAATTCGCAGGTGGCGAGCACGCCCGCAAGCCCCTCGTCGAGCATGAATACGATCCCTACCATACCTTCGAACTGGAGGACGCATGAGCCTCTCCGCCCCCACTCCTACGCCCCCGGCACCGGTGCTCCCTTCCGCCACCCCTGCGGCCCCACCCGCGTTCGGTGCGCAGACCGCCCCTGGGCAAAAGCCAAAAGCCAAGGCCTCACAGCCCACCTTTCTCGGTGCGCAGCTTTCTTCCAATACCTCCAATCCCTCTAACACGGGTCAAAAGACCCTTCTCGGCCAATAACATGACCAAAGCACAATGGAAAGCTTATTGGCGGCAAGTACGAATCATCCACCGTGAGACACAGAAAGTCGCTTGGGACGTAATGTTCTTTGGGGAAGGATATAGCCAATCAGGCCCTGATATCCCCGACTGGATTCGACACATTCCATTAAATGAAATCCGTTCATGCCCGTAGTCCCGATCACCAAGAACCAGCCCTCCGCTCCCGCTCAGCCCATGCCCTCTGAGCCAGCGCTCCTTATGGCCCTCGCCGAGATGCACCGCCAGGGTCGATTCGAAAAGCCCCCCGCAAAGGAACCCACGTAGTGCAATACGGCTCCGCTGCAGCCACCTCCACCTACCCCAACCTCTCCCCTGAGGCACGGGCAAAGGTGCGCCGCGCGACCGAACGTCTTGCTCCCGGCCCAGCTTCCGCTCCCGACCTTGCCTTTCGCCGAGGCTCCGAATCCCGCCTCATAGGCTTTCGCGTGAACCGCTTCTCCTGGTGGGTCCACTGGCGCGAGCTCGCCGACTATGAACTCCCTCGGAGGTACAAGTGGCTGATCACCCCGAATCAGATGGCCCGAGGCTCCCCGATCAACGCCCACATCTTAGACTCAACTGGCTCCATGGCAGCACGGAACTTGGCTGCTGGGATGATGATGGGATGCAGTGATCCTACCAAGCGCTGGTTCCGCTACAAACTAGGGCGATTGGATTCCACGCAGACCTCGCCTGTGTCCTTGTGGCTCGCTGAGGTCGAGCGTATTATTGGGCTGGTCCTCGCCGAGAGCAATTTCTATGACTCCCTAGCCATCTTCTACTTCGACCTCGTCGTCTTCGGCACAGCTTCCATGCTCATCTACGAGGACTTCGACAATGTCATCCGATGCGTCAATCCTTGCTTGGGTGAGTATTACGTTGATAACGATGGTCAACTTCGCCCTTGCATCTTTGCTCGGGAGTTTACTTACACTGTTTCGCAGGCGGCGGAAGAATTCGGCGTTGAAAATCTTTCCCCATCCACGGCCTCCCTCTGGGCCCAAGGCGGGACCTCCCTAACCCGCGAACTCGTCATCGCCCACATGGTGGAACCCAACATCGACGGAAGGACCTACGGTGTCCCAGAATCCTTCGCCTATAGAGAATGCTATTGGGAGTGGGGTGGCTCTGCATCTCCTCAAGGAGGCTCATCGTACAGCCCGGGTCTACTCCGCAAGCGAGGTTTTCATGAGTCACCCGCCATCGTCACACGATGGGATCTCGTATCTAATGATGCGTACGGTCGATCACCAGGTATGGATGCTCTACCCGATATCAAACAGCTGCAACTAGAAACCAAGCGGCTCTCGCAGGGCATTGACAAAATGGTCAACCCTCCGATGATCGCCGATGTCCAACTGAAAAACCAACCCGCCTCCCTCCTCCCTGGTGGTGTAACCTACGTCTCCGGCATGATCGCTCAGGGCAAAACCGGCTTCGCTCCGGTCTACACTGTCGATCCCAAGGTCAACGAAATGCGGGAGCAGCTTGGGGAGGTCCGAGCCCGCATCGGGAGCACCTTCTACAATGACCTCTTTAAAGTCATCTCCCAGTTCGAAACGCGCTCGAACGTCACCGCCACCGAAATCGACGCTCGCCGGGCCGAAGCAATGCTTATGCTCGGTCCAGTGCTTGAGCGACTCAATCATGAGGGATTTGCCAAGATACACGATCGGGTCTTCGGCATTGCGTCGCGTGCAGGCATCTTGCCGCCAGCGCCAGCAGAGGCTCAAGGCAAACACCTCACCATCGAATTCACCTCCATGATCGAGCTCGCGCAAAATGCGAATCAAGCTTCGGGGATTGAGCGTCTATTCAACATGGTGGGTGCGCTCGCCGGAATTGACCCTGCAGCTGTTGATAACGTTGACATTGACTACGGACTCGATAAGGTATCGCATCTATACAATAACGATCCCAAGCTTATTCGTTCGCCTGCTCAGCTGGCTGCGATCCGCCAACAACGCGCAGCGCAAGCCCAGCAAGCCCAACAGGCCGCCCAAGCCGACACCGCACAGAAGCTAGCCGCAGGTGCAAAAACCCTCTCCGAAGCCCAGCCCGGCTCTGGCTCCCTCCTCACCAAACTAACTGGTGCGGCATGAAAACACTCCTCGCCCTTCTTTTGATCGCTGGCTCTTATCCCGATTTACAACTCAAGGGCTGGTTTGATTCACTCAAAAGTGGCAAGGGTCCTTGCTGCTCCTTCGCAGATGGACGCACCGTTGCAACAGACGATTGGGGAATCAAAGGCGCTCACTATTGGGTAATCGTTGACGGGCAAAAAATAGTCGTCCCTGACGACGCACTTATCTCCGCTTCCAATCGTTTTGGCCAGGCTATCGTTTGGCCTTATGAATATGAGGGACAGCTTGCCATCCGCTGTTTTATCCCCGGAGCCGAGACGTGAATGACCCATACAACGCAGCCGACCTCCGAGCCCTTCGTCGCGCAACCCGCGCTGCTAAGCACGCTGAAGCAGAGCGTCGCGTTGTTATTTTTAATCTCATGGCTTCTCCTGGTGGCAGGAATTGGGTGCATTCTATCCTTGCCGACTGCGCCATATTCTCCACAACCTTCACGGGTGAAGCGCTATCTGGTGCGTTTAATGAAGGCAAGCGAAGTGTGGGTCTGCAACTTCTTACTGACGTGGTGCGATGGGCCCCCGATCAATACATCCAAATGATGCGTGAGCAAACCGATAAGGAACAAGCAAATGCCCGACGAGACGACAGTGGACACAGCGGGAGTGACGCGAACGGCGGAGGGTCAGATCTCGGACGGCCAGACGACGCAGGTGGATCAGTCACCTTCGAGTACGACCCCGGAGACGACGGAGTCGGGGAAGACACTACTCACTGAGGACAAGTCTCCAGATGCAAGCAAAACGAGTGACGATAAGCCGACTGCTTCTGACGGTGCGCCTGAGAAGTACTCGGACTATACCCTTCCAGATGGTTTCACCCTTGATCCGGCGGTTAAAACTGAAGCTGACGCCCTTTTCAAAGGCCTTGGCCTTGACCAAAAGCAGGCGCAGAGCCTCGTCGATTTCTATGGCAAGCAAATTTCCGAACTCTCCTCCGCCCCCGCCAAGGCCTATCAAGAAATGACCGACGGCTGGCGCAAGGACTCCGAATCGCACCCCGACCTGCGCGGCAAGCTCGGCCCGGGTCAGGAAATCAACGTTCGCATATCCAAGGCCCTTGATGGCCTTGGCGATCCGAAGCTGGCCTCAGACTTCAAAGCAGCCATGGACCTAACCGGAGTCGGCAACCACCCTGCCTTCATCCGTGTCATCTCCCGGCTCGCCGAGAAGGTAACTGAGGGCACGCACGTTGCAGGTAATGGTCCGTCTAAGGAGGGTCAATCCCAGTCCGGACGTACGGCGCCACCATCCGCAGCCGCTGCCATGTGGCCAACGCTCCCTTCTTCAACCAGGCAATAGGAAACCCTAACTCATGGCTACCATCGGCAACGTCGCGCTGACGTACGCAGACTGGGCCAAGCGACTCGATGACGGGTACAAGGTCGCCCGCATTATCGAGCTCCTTTCCCAGACGAACGAAATCCTCGAGGACATGATGGTCGTCGAGGGGAATCTCCCGACCGGACATAAGACCACCGTCCGAACCGGCCTCCCCCAAGCCACTTGGCGCCTGCTCAATCAAGGTGTGCCGAATGCAAAAAGCACCACGGCTCAGATTGTGGATACGTGCGGTAATCTTGAGACGTATTCGGTTATTGACAAGGATATCGCTGATCTCAACGGCAACACCGCAGAGTTCCGACTCTCCGAAGTCAAGGCCTTCCTTGAAGGCATGTCCCAGCAGATCGCCGCGACAATGATCTACGGGAACCAGTTCGTGAACCCAGAGCGGTTCACTGGGCTGTCCCCTCGATACTCCACCAAGACCACCGCCAGTTCCCAGACCGCCAACAACGTCCTCGATGGTGGTGGTGCAGCCAGTACGAATACGAGCATCTGGCTCAAGGTCTGGGGCGACGATACCGCTCACGCAACCTTCCCCAAGGGCAAGATCACCGGCCTCCAGCACCGCGACATGGGTGAGTGGCCGGTAACCGACGCCTCGGGCAACACCTACCAAGCCTACCGCGATCACTTCAAGTGGGAGATTGGTTATGTCCTCCGAGACTGGCGTTACATCGTCCGTATCGCGAACATCGACATCACCCAACTCACCGGCGTGTCCGCGGCCAACCTTATCAACCTCCTGGTCCGGGCCATCTACAAACTCCCGACTCAGCCCGTCAGTGCCGGTACCATCCAGACCTCTGACACTCCCGAGGTCCGTGCCAACATGGGCCGCTCGGTTATCTACTGCAACCGTGTCATCCGTACCTACCTCGATCTCCAGGCGATGAACAAAACCAACGTCCTCCTCCGCATCGAGGAGTTCGATGGCAAGCCCATCACCACCTTCCGCGGCATCCCGGTTCGAACCTGTGACGCCATCCTCAACAACGAAACTGCGCTCACGTAAGGGAGGCATGCACCATGATCCTAGACGCACTCCTCGCCTTCGACACCGGGTCTCTTATCACGGCGTCAGGCACCACCCAAGACTCCGCAAACATCATCGACCTTGGCAATCTTGGTTTGCCAACCACCTCCGCGACTATCCTTGGCGTAGGCCAAGCTCGCGACATCGGCATCGGTGACGATCCAGCCCTCAAGCTCCTGGTTCAAGTCATCACCGCCGCCTCCACCGGCACCTCGATGACCGTAACCCTCGAGGGCGCAATCGACACTGCCGCTGGCGTCCCCTCCACCTTCTCCGTTTGGTGGGTTTCCCCAGCCTACACCACCGCCCAGCTTGTCGTTGGCGCCCGCCTTATGGACATGGACATGCCGCGTCCACCCGCTGGCGTCGCTGTCCCGCGGTTCCTCAAGTTGGTCTACACCACCGTCTCCACCTGCAACCCAACCATCGCAGCCTACATCGTCATCGATCGCCACGATCAAATGTACCAATCCACCAAGAACGCGGTCCTCGGTGGCTACCCTGCTGGTATCACGGTGGCGAACTAACATGAAGAAACTCCTCCTTGCCCTTGTTGCTTCCCTCGCGTTTGCGGGGGCGGCCCAAGCCCAGGTCTCCTGCGTTGGCGTTGGTGGCGTTAACAACGTCCCCCAAGTCGGCGTTACCTGTGTCCAGGAACCCTCCGTCGCTACCTATGCCGCCACTGGCGTAGGTATCATCCCCGCTGCCTCCGCAACCGACATCGCCTGCATCGCAGGCTCGGCCACCCGCGTGATCCGTGTCCAATCGGTCCGCGTCAGCGGCTCCGGCACAGCCATCTCCATCCCTGTGCTGCTCAAGAAGAACGCCTCCGCCGACACCGGTGGCACCCCGGGCACCAACGCTGTCCTCCCTGTAGCCTACGCTTTGGACAGTACCAACCCAACCTCCACTGCGACCCTCGTCTCTTACACAGCCAACCCAACCATCCCTGATTCTGCCGC